GGTTGCCGCAACCTGCATGCCACCGTTCGCTTGCGGGGCAGCACCACCACCTGCCTGCGGTGCACCCTGTGAACCTGGAACGCGACTAACTGGTTCACCGGTCCCCTGACCAGGAGCACCACCTGTTTGCGCCTGTGCCATCATGGCAACTTCAGCCGCAATACTATCCCAATCCTCTTTACTGATGATGAAGTCGTCGAACGCTTCACTCAACATCTTCAGTGACACCTTCAGTGCACTAGCAGGTGCAGCCTTCACATACTGCGCCATCACCTGACCGACCTGCACTGCTTCCTGCTTCTTCTGCTGTGATGTCAGCTTCTGCGTACTGCCACCAACTACCTGCACACTGAACTGCGAGAAATCTTTAAGGTTGTCGAGAGGACGCCAGAACTGGGATACATCGATACCGATGATCTGAGACACAGTGGCAGCATCCATGTTCTTAAGGCAAAGCTGTGCCAGTTTCCAACCCACATCTCCCAGTGCGTCTTCGATGGCATCGAGACGCATATCCATCCGCATGTTGCCCATCGAACTGTAATAGTCGATGGCTTTGTTCGTTGTGTTCGTCTTGAACTCACCGCCCCGTTCCACTTCGTTGGTGGATGCGATGCGATCAACGGACTGATACAAGTCCTTCTTGTCGAACAACTGTGCGAACGCTGTACTTGGTGGCGGGATGCTGAATATCGCATCTACACCCTTCATTCCTTCAGGTAACTTAAGAGGCGTAGCCGTCGCATCAGGCCCCTTAAGTATTCGATCAGCCATCTCTTGCGTGATGCCCGTCTCAGGATTGTAGAAGATGTTCCGACGTGCCCATAGAATTGCTCTACGCTTCTCGTCATTGATCTCATTGATCTGATCCTGCTGATCGAGGTAGTATGACACCTCACCTTTCGCATACATCGCTACGGGATTCTCGTGAAACCACATCGGCGTCAGTGGAAAGAAACCTTGCAGACCGTACGGATCATCCCAGACCCAGATCGGCCACTTCCAGTCGTTGTCTGCATACATCTCCAACCTGCGCGTGACCCTGTCCCAAACGTACCAGACCTTCGTCATGCACGCCTTGTCGAACTGATCCGCAGTGTCGAACCCGTATGCGCTATACGCGTTATCTTTCTTGCTGAAGAGTGAGAACTCTTTGTCGTCATCCCCACTACCACCACCAGTCAACACGTGCGTTGGCTCGAATATCGACTTTACCTCTTCCTTCTCTTCGTCTTCTTCACCGTAGATCGCATTGATGTACTCGGTCGGCAGCATATCCTCGACCATCATCCAATTTGCGTCTGCTCCAGCCGGATCACTGCTATTCGGATCGATCAACACCTGATGTGGCAACCTTATCCGCACATACGGACCACTTGGCTGTAGAAACTCAATCTTCTCCTCAAGTGCCACTAACTTCTGCTCAACTTCACGAATTTCTTCGTCATCTTCAGCTTTTGCCAACTGATCACTCAAAGTCTGCAAATCAGTGATGGCTTGTTCGCTACTCTTATCCCTACTCGTGTATCCGACCTCAAACCACGCACGATTCGTCAACAACGCGATGATTACGTTCTTCTTCGCCTTCGGTTTGATGTTTACACCAGGGATGTACTTCATTCGAAAGAGCGCACTGACCAATTTCTCAATGGCTCGTGCGAATGCATCTCCTGCCTCGTCCATAGTGGGATCTTGCTGAGGCTGACTGGTAACGGAGACGATTGGGTTCTTTGCATACAGTTCGGGCAACTGTGCGTTGACATTGCTGAACACAATGTTCTCAGTACTGCTAAACCGCTCATTGAGCCGACGAGCCACGTTGCGGTTGCCAGCAACATTTGCGTCTGTGCCATCTCGATGATCAGACTGGTCATGGTTGTAGTATCGGATTGCTTCATCCCACGCATCCACCAAATCCTTCATTGCCTTCTGTGACGTATCCCTACGCGACCGCCACACACCACCACGCTTACTGGACACAGGCACACGACTGTCAGGCATTGCCTTGTAAACAGCAGGTGGTTCCGCTTCACCCGGCAACCCAACGTCAGCCTGCACCAACGACTGCTCAAGTGGATCAGCATTCTGGTCCAGATTGAGTTGTGGATCGTCTTGTTCGTAACTACCGCTCATCAGAACCTACCACTGAATACTAGCACAATGATCACCAGCAGAAGTACCAGACCGATACCACCAAATCCACCGTATCCGTAGTGTCCACCGCGGTACCCGTAGTAGCCACCACCCAATCCACCGAACAGCACGATGATGATGATGACAATGAGTAACAGGCTCATTTGTGCCTCGCTTTCGGACCTTGTCGCTGCTGTCGCTCGACTTCATGCCACGCCATCCATGCAGGTGGTGCATCTGGCTTACCAGTGTAGCGTGCCAGTCGTGGCCGTCCACTCATTGCGTACTTCCACATGTCCATCGCGTGATCATTGCGGTCAACCGGCTTGTCAGTTGTCTCGTCGCTCTCGTCACGCTTGAAGTAGTACTCACTGATCTCGTCAACGAACCACGTGCATCGGTCACTCATGTAGAAATGTGGAGCATACCGCATACCAGTGATCGGATTTTCGTGCAGTGGCAGTGGTGTCAGGTACTGCCAGTTCTTGGTGATGCCTGCATTGATGTCATTGTTGCCACGCTGCATCTTGATGCCCTCTTCACTGAACATCTGTGCAACAGTTTCACCAACTGTACGTGCATTCCCAGTCTTACGCCTAAACACGTCAGGATCAGCGTAGATCGGACTCAAGTCGTCTTCATCAATTCGATATTCCGCGCGTAGAGTCGCAATATGCTTCGCTGCACTTGCAATGGTAAGTTCTGCAACCCTGAATCCATCGAGCAGGAACACATTGGCGTCATCGTCCACGAAGAACAGTCCATAGCACGAGTGTCTGGAGAGTCCATGGTCGTAACCTTCGACAAATGTAGGCTGAAAACCGGATATACGCATTTGTCGCAGGTATGTCCTGACATCATCATGCGATAAAACATGCGTTGTTTCATCGAACTGTGGATAGATGAGTCCAGATAGGGCTCCCCATCGACCATACACGAACCGCTCACGCATACTTCCCGTGTAGGTGGCCAACATACCACGGATATAATCCTGTCCGACATTATCGACGTTCTCGTAGGTACTTCCCTCGAACAACTCAATGAGTGGTACAGGTTTGTCATCCACAATGATCGCTTTACCGTCGTCGTCAACCTCGCACAACAGCTTCTCGCTGATAACTCCACGTTCAGTATAATCATGTAGCGGCTTAACAATTTCCCTGTAGCACCAATTTCTCGTTGGGTTGAGGGTTGCCATGAACCAACGCGGCCCAACTCGTGGCATTCCAACTTCACTACCGATGTATTCAGTACTTCCACGCAACCGACCCATCAAATCCATGAAGTCCTTATGACTGAACTCTGGGTCTTCTAGCTGGTCCACTACTATCCAGTCGTATGTGGCTGACAACAAGTTGGATTTCGAATCCTCCGTCTGTTTCCCCTGTTGTGCAACATACCTGAAGTTCACCGTTGACCCATTCTTCAGTAACAACGTGTTCTCGTCCCGGCTCGGCATACGCTTGATCCAGTGCGTCGGACACCATTGCAAGAACTCTCTTCTTATAGTGTCGTTTAGCTTCGGGTATGTCGAACGGGCTACCAGACCATTGCATCCTGGGTAATCCTTACACAGCTTCAGTGCCTTGATGCATGTAGCCGCAGTCTTCCCATTACCGAATCCACCACCGATGAACTGCACTTTCTTCATCGACCGATGGAATCGATCGTGCATTCCACCTTCGAGTATCTTGTACCGCTTACTCATGTAGTTGCAGCCATCAGTTCAAGATCGGTCAACACACGCGGCCAATAGCGAATGCGGGTGGTCGTGCCATACATGAGGATGCCGCGCCCCGCCCCACCGATGTAAAGCGTCGTGGGTGTTCCAGGCATTGTCGATGAAGCGACACCACTCGTCACAGCACCGCCATTCGTTACATGCTTCACGGCCAACCCAGTCAAGTTGTATGTCATTCCAGCCTTGACCAACGCATTCGCAACTATGCTGCCGACAGTGGTTGCATTGTATTGGTTGACCGTCGCGGCGAAGGCTTGCAACGACATCACACTCTGACCTAAGCCGATCGACAGACGATACAGATCGCTGCTGCTTTGACCTAATCCGACCAGCTCAGTGATCTGTGTCGTCGGTATGGTGCGGAAGTATCCTTCAGCGGTGAGTGTCCCCTGGGCTGCATTGAACCACGGCCCGACCGGTATTCTTGTTACAGGTTCAGCCGCACGTGTCGCTGCTACACCTGTGGTGGGGATGTAGCTACTCGGGAATGCGCCAGCTTCAATCTGTGCGTTCGTCACCGATCCTGTAACGGTGCAGAGCAAGGCTCCCGCAGTCGGTGTGAATATTAGCGACACGCGATTGTTCACACCTGTGCCGACTAGCGGACCAGCAGTGGAGACGCCACTGAGAGTAACCGTCCCGGTGCCATAGAACGACAAGGTGTTCGCAACAGCGCCGACGGTGACGGTTTGCGTTACCAGTGTTGCACTGTTGAGGAACAGATTGGTCCGCGTATCCTCAACCAGCAGGCCAAGCGGCTGCAATGTCACCGGATCGTAGTCGAAACGCGGCTCATTGGTCGCTGGTACAGTCAACACACCAGCACTGTTGAAATAGGTCTGCGACCCGGCTGCACGAGTGAACGTAATACGGCTGTCGAGCGTACTCGTCAGGTCTAAATCAAGTGTAGGACTCGTATACACACCTGCATCAGTCATCACACGTGGTATAGTTGCTGTCTGCCTACCTACACGTCCAACATCGAACAGCATCACGCAACCATCTCAGCAACATTCAGTGAACCAGCAGCACTGTTCTGAGTGACTGCAACCTTTTCACCAGGATACACCCAAAAGTACTCAGGCACACCTGCTGGCAACAGGATCGACGCAATACCCGCTATAGCAGCGGTGGGATTTGTACCAAACGACACCCAACAATCACTTGTAGCTGCAAGTCGTATGTGTGCTGTGTTGTTCGGTGACGTGATAGGTGCTCCAGTAGTGGAATACACTCCTGCTGTTGCCATCTGGAATGCAGCACTCTGAATACTACCTGCACCAATCGACAACGTCTGAGACAGTGCAGGTCTACTTGCCTGTACTTCATACCCATGTTGGTCACTCTTGATCGTCACTTCTCTACCTCCATGTCGATGACAGGCAACTGTGTTGAGTCGCGTTTCACGATCTCAATAACCAGTCCACCATCCATACGATGCCTGTGCTCAACCACATCGCTAGGACGGTGACCACTACGGTCAAGTATATCGCGAGCAGCGGCCATGCGATCCGCTCTAGTTCCCTCGTCCATTGCTCTAACCACGACGTTCGCAGCACTCTTCGCATTCTTGATGAATAGCTCGCGTACCACATCAGTCTCACTATCCAGCACCGTTCGAACGATCGCTTCATGCATCTGAGTATACGGATCGCCAACCTTGATACGACCGATCTGGTCAACACTCATACCCGTCGCAATCGCAATCTCTTCGTCGTCGAGTCCGAACAGCGTGTAGCTCAACACCACGCCAACTGCATTCATTGTGCGTGGAACTTCAGGCAATTCACTCAACTTGCGTCGTGCAGCAGTCACAATCCGCTGCGCCTCAGCATGTGTCGGCACCTCTACCAGATCAGGAGTACGGGAACCAAGATCATCACCCACATCGATACGGCCATCAGGATACACCACCCGACCATCAGCCAATTTCAGTGGGTCATTGCTATGCGGTAGTGGCATTAGCGAAGATGCAATCTTGCTCTGGTGCGTGGAGTGTACAGTGGTGCACGTCCTGGCTCAGTTCGAACAGCTTCTGGTGGACGCCTAGAAGATGTCGGTGGCATCTCTGGTACTGGTTCACCCTCAACCGAAGTTGTCGGTCCTTGTGCTCGACCACCAACTACTTTTGGATCAACCGGCTTCACACCCTTCACCTCTGCACCATCAGTCGCCTTATCCAGTGCAGTATCAACTGGTGCCTTCGCAGGTTCAGGTTTCGGATTACCTCCTGGCCTGGATGCATCTGCAACAGCTTCAGCTTGAGTAGCGGGTTGTCCCATTGGTGCTGCTGGAGGTGTGCGTCTACCAAGTATCAGTGAAGCAATCTGTGGTGCGATCAGACCAAGTGTAGCCATCAGTCCACCACCGCCTACACCACTCCCAGTCGCAGGAGGCACTGCTGCTGGCGTTGGCTGATTGGTATGCTCCAACGTTGGCGGAACAGGTGGAACAGGCAGAGTAGCGCCACCACCAGCACCAACAGGTGGATTCATTCCTCCAGTATCGCTGCGTAGACCTTCAATCACACCAGGATCACGCGCATTCGCCTGAAGTGCTCGACTGACATTCTCAGAAGTTGGTTGATACCCACGTGCTGCCAAGTAATTCTGGATCATTACTGTTGGCGACTGTGAATCCTGACCTGTCGTATCGATCTGTCGAGTGACTGGCACAGGTCCAGTATCCGGCATCACCGGAACTGGTGGAATTGGAAGTCTTTGAGTACCAGACATCAATAAGCTCCACCACTCGCCTGCGTCAGTTTCCCACCACCACCATTCCCACTCACGTCAGCAGGATACGATGCAGGGAATACGTTACGGAAAAGCAGTGCATTGAACGCGGTGACATCCGCAGCAGTCGTTGCGCGGTTGATGAGATTTATAGTTTCAATCGGTATCGGTCCACCTGGCGCTCCCTGGACGTGTTGGACTTGTTTCTTGGTCTGTGTCGCAGTCGTACCAGCAACAGCACCCAACAGTGTAGTCAACACCCTGCGCAAATTGAGTGTCGCACCACCAGTACGCAGCATCTTGGCGATCTTGTCATCACCTTGACTCAGCCCGTTGTAGTATACCTGTCCAGCAACTGCGTCCTGGTTAGCTTGTCCAGTACCGAGTGTATTGGTGTAACCAGTGAACGTCAGACCACCGGGTGGTACAAATCCATAAGTCGTCATCATCACTCTCCATAGATGGGTGGTAGGTTCGAGCGTCTCACATTCGACGCAACACCACAACCCAAATACACGATCTTGTACAAGATATAAAATTGGCCCCAATATATAGTAATGCACGCAATGTTTGGATGTGGTAGTTTGCGGTAGTGTTCGATCTCCGCTGGTCGCTCCGCAGCGCAGTCGTATACCACTTTTGGTATTGGTCGGGGGGATAGGGGGGCTATATGTTGTGTGTATACAACTGTATATACACTACAGTATACACCACATATAGTATGCATGTGTCCGTGGCTATACCACATGATGTATGCATTGGCGTATATACAAACGTGTTGACATACTAGGTGAGGTGGCGC